TCGCGAGAGCGGTCGCCGAACCTATAGATACGCTGTTAAGTTTAGAAGTTCCGTAGACCTTCGAAACTGTAGTTGCTAAACCTACTGCTACTCCAGCTTGTCGTAGAAGAGCTAATGCTCTCGCAATAGCTTTAACTACAGCACCAACAGCAGCGTTAGCAGTTTCCGAGGACGCGGTAGTACCTGGTGCAATCGCTAACATCTGGCCGGTGTGGACATCACTACCACCGACAGTACCGACACCGACACCTGTTGCTGTCGTCTGTGGTCGAATAGCATAAGCCATCGCCAGAGCGAGGTCATCTGCCAAGTTCGAAGTTAAATCGTAGGCTTCAAGCCAACCGCCGGGGTCGCTTGTGGTAATACCCCAGCTGTTCATGGTAACGTTATCTTCTATACCAGCTACGAGGAGGATCATACAATTGGCAACCGAGGGTGTTATACCGGGACATCCCCACGTTGTAGATGCGGCATTTCCCTGGCCATTATTTTGGTTTATCGGTGCTGCCGCATTGTGTCCATACCAAGCAGTAATAGTACCTCTGCTTGAAACAGCACTAGTCGCGACAAAGGTAAAGTCGGTGGCGTCTACATCAGTCTGAACAGCGATTTTCCAAAATAAGGCGGAAGCAGAATCATTACCAGGATTGTTATCTTGTCGAATAGGATTCCAAATAGGATCAGTTACAGGAGCAGTAAAAGTTCCGATCGTCCCGGGGACAACAGCACCAAAGATGTGAGCGATCATCAAGTCGCCGACGGCTAAGTTTGCCGGCTTCGTGATGACAACACTAGTAGAGTCTGCTCCGGGACTTTGTCCTACAGATCTAAGGGCTACAGCCATTTAACCTCTACCTCTTAGGTACAACGAAATAAGATAGTTCGAACTCAGGATTGTACTTCCCTCCAGCTTTAGGTACAACCTTTACAGCGAAAGAAATGCTGTCACCGAAAAGTAACGTCTCTTTTCCTTTGAGCATGAAGGGGATTTCCATCCCCTCGGTTAAAAGTTGAGAGGGATTCTCCGAATTTTCGCTCTCAGTAAGATTGATAAAGGATATCTCAAGATCGTCAAGCTTCTTAGCGACCAGTCGGAGATTCTCGATTTGGTCAAGAACTTTAATCTTAAATAGCTTCGTCACGGGTGCGCCACCGGCGATAAGTCTCCCAAAATTCAGAACGTCAACAACACGCTCGTTTCCCTCGGAAAGTTCGAATAACTCAAATTCTTTCACTGCCTGACCTCCTAACCTAGTGGTCCCCTCTCACGTTTAACGCCTTCTATGTTCTCACGGGGAACTCGAAGAACCTCATCGAAGCCTGTTGAAATTAGCACCTCAGGGGCCTCACCCATTCCGGGTGCACCACAAGCTTCACTAGCATAAACAATTCTATCCACAGGGACGTCTAAGCGAATGATAGCACCAGCTTCTTTCACCCCGATGGGACCCTCGGCGTATTCCCTGGCGAACTTCTCGTCAGTCGTCCAGGTCGAAACAGGTTTTGTTCCTATATCCACAGATTTGACATTCGGATCTCGAAGCTGCCGGTCAATCACATCAGCAGTTCCTGCTTTCACAGCTCGATAAAGCTTGACAGTCTCCATCCCTTGCTGTCTAAAATAGTTGCGCGACCACGAGGCTACCGCGGGGATCATCTTATGCACTTCGTTTACAGCTCGCCGGAGGGTTGCTTCGTCGTTTTTAACACGCGTAGCTTCAGGTAACCTCTTCCAAACTTCCTCAAAGGGATAACCCATTGTCATCGCAACAGCTGTGTTAACAACAAAAGGAGCGTCGACAAACGTTCCCCAACCTCTAAAGAATGTCCCTTCAACTTGTCGAACATCTAAATCCCGTCCATCGAGAAACTCTCGATAGAAGTTTCTTCTCTCTTTCGAGGCGACAACTCTCTCCTTTGTATACCTTTTTGTTTCAGCGTCTGTAAACTTAATTTCTTCCACTACCCTTTGAATAGGTCCTTTTGGTACGGGGACAGCGGTTGTACTAGGTGTCTTAACAGCTTTCGCTCGATCTGCTGTTCGAAGAGGAACAGCGTCAATTGCTAAACCTCGCTTCTTAACTTCCCGGCCTAAATATCTTCTTGCCCAATAGGTATCACTTTCACTGTTATACAGCTTTTGAACTTCCTCAGGACTAGCTCCTCGCTTAATCGCTTCCATCCTCGCCTGGTGCTTTTCCTCGAGGGAACTCTGAATCCCCCCGTGCGAAGCGGTCACGTCAGCGTCAGACATCGTTCCCGTATTCTTAACATCCTCGAACCACTTGGGACTTACCCAATAGGTTTGCTGAAAACCGTCCTCTCGAACTTGAACACGAGGAACAAGTCCTTCGTGAGATTCTTGTTTTCGAAGTTCTCGTTCTTTTTCGAAGCTCTCGTGCAATCTTGTGTACTCGCTATCAATTTGAGTCATAAGCTCCTCTATTTCTCCCAGGACTAGCGGGGGTACGCCCAAGGATTTTCAATTGAAAGCGTTCCGGTCTCTTGAGGTCCTAATACCTTATTATTAAATAGACTCCGTAACAGAAAAGTCTTGGGCTAGTGACCGCTTATAGAGATCATCGAATCTATCGAGGTTGTCCTCGATCGCACCGCCGACGTAATGTCGACCCTCGAAGAAATACTTTTCACCGGGTTTTCCGCGCCCATCCTCACACTCCTCAGCGTATTCACAATTGTAGATAATCTCACGCCAATCCTCCTCACCCTCAACCCTACTGCTAGCAAGTAGTCGACCCGTCCGAACGGGAACACGCATCTGAGACTCAGCGAAAACAAGTGCAACCCAAAGGTGAAACGCTCGTCTTAAAGCCTCCTCTTCATCCGCAGGCCACTCTTCCTCCGGCTCCGGTAACTCGAAATGAACAACAAGAGCACCCATTACTTCTCGATAGGTTTATTGCTGTAGTCAAAACTTTTTTCAAGTGGAGTCTTCTTTCGAGGTTCAACCTGTCCTACGGATTTCTCCTTATAACCGTGTGCATAGGCAGCCGCTTGCTGTCTCTCCGCGCCTTCTCGAGTATCGAAAGACCCGTGGCCGGTACCCCAGTGCCACTTCCCTTTTTCATCTTGTGTGATAGGCATCTACTTACCTCCCTTCATCTAGACAATACCGTCGTCCTCATCATCTTCCTCGCTCTCTTCACTACGAAGAAGTTGTGATTCCTGTTTGTGCCGTTCATCGAACGTTCCACGATGGTGTATTGAAGTAGAATGCGGCCCACGATTTGCATCGGAATGCAATTCGTCCTTCTTCGGTGCTAAAGGTAAGAAGCCGCCACCTTCCGCTCCCTCAGCGGGACCTCCAACTGTAGCTTCAGGCCCACCAATTGTAGGAAGTCCAGCACCGGCTCCCCCAGGTGCTCCAGGCATTCCCGGAGCCGTCGGTTTTTGAGCTTCACCAGAGATAACAAAACGGATATCGTCGATATCGACTTCTTTTCCACCGAGTTTGACCGTAAATCCCATAGTTGCTAACCGCTCAGCTCCAGCAATTCTTTGTGTCGCAAACTGAATACGCGTACTCTCCGCCTTCTCTTCCGGTTGTGCCAAAACTAAACTCCAGTCGGTTACACCAAAAGCATGAAGAAACTGAGGCATAACCTTTTCGTTATAAATTCGCTGATCACCTTCAACAACCCGGCTAGTCACGACTAGTTCAGAGGTCTGCCCGGATAAACCCCCTTGTGTCGTAGGCGCACCCATCCAAATAGGCGTTACTCCGTAGATTGCGGCAACTCTTTCACGAATCTCGTTTCTAACAGGGAGGTAATCCATCTCCTGCAAAGTATGGAATAAACGAACAAGTTCTGTTTTACCTCGACCTGTTCGTGCACTAGTCGCGACCCAAGGGAGGTACTCGGGCTCCTGTTGCAACCGAGTCATAATATATTCGCGTTCTCGACGGATCGACTCGGGGTCGTCCGTCGCGGTGACGAGCATAGCAGCAGGCATCTTTCGTTCGTAGAAGTAGCGATAAACGAACTTGTCCATCCCAAATAGTGTAAGAACCTTCTCGAAAATCGAGAGCAAAGGCGAAAACCCAAAAGTGGTACTAGGGGCAAACTTTGAAAAGTGGGCAACCTCATCCTCGAAAAGAGGATAGGTCTTCGTACCCGCGTGAATATACGTAATTATAACCGCTTTCAACTCCAGGTTACATCCTACTTCCTCACACCTACCCGGTGCGCTTAGCATATTTCTGTGAATAGGACAAGCCCAGTGAGAAGCTAGAGGTTCCCCTTCGATGGAGAGATCGAAATTAACAAGAGAAGGATGCAACCGATAGATTTCGATCGGTCGCTCCATAACCACACCGGTGTCTTCATTTTCGATATACTCCTTAAGAATAAGAGCAAAAGCATCATCCGTTATGTTGACGTCATCTTCCAATACCCGAAGGACATCTTCGAAGGATTGCCCAAACTCGTTGACACGTCGCATAAACTGCTGAAAGCGTTCCTTCTGTTTCTCATCGGGCGGAATAGTTTTGACGTGCTCAGGCTTAGGAGGCTCGGGAGGAGGAGTTGCAACTCCAGGTGTAGTAGTCATTGGTGTCGTAGGTGCACCACCCTCCGTTGCCGGTCTAGACGAAGCTTCAGCAGGAGGAGCAGGAGGATTACCCAAAGCTGGAGGATTCTTTGTAGCAAGAGGAGGTAGCTGCCGGTGTAAAGGTAGAAAACCCCCTCCGGAAGGCTCTTCGGAAGGTACAAACCCCTCTCCCGGTGGTGTCAAACCTTCGGTGGAAGGAGATTCGATAACACAATCCGGACACTCATCAACTGTTTCGTGGAACTCCCTTCCGCATTGAGGACACTTCGAATTAAACTTGGGAATCCAGCGAAGACCTCGTCGAAAAACTTCATTCCGGATGTTTGTAATAGCGGTCCTAACTTCAGCGTTTAGCAACCCGATTGTATAGAGGTTCTGGATCATATAGAGGCGGTTGAACGCTTGAGTTCGAATCCATTCGTGTGCAACACCTAGTTCAGGACCAATCGGGGGAAGTCTATGAATTCTCTCTCTCGCTTGAAGCTGTAGAAGCGTATTCGTTACACTACCCGGAGCACCAGCGAGAGGAGACATCGTTTCCTTTGCCCAACGATTAACCTCCGGAGGGAGGTACCCGCTCAGTTTCGCCACCGTTTACCTCCGCTTACTTCGATTTAGCAAGACTCTTGATATTCGACGAGGCAGCAAGCCGTTCGAGAGACGCAATAACCTCTAATTGTATTCTATAATTAAAGTAGGCGTCGTTACCAGCTTGCTTCGGAGGAACTTCTGACACAGCCTCGGAGGGCTCCTTCTGTTTTTGTTCCAACTCAAGCTCTTTCTTCGCCTCAACCGGCTGCCTCGGGCCAACCCAACGTGTGAGGACACCTAAGCGATTCGCTTCAGTTAGCAAAACATCGAAAGCGTCAGCCTGAATAACTTTGAGTGCCGGAGAAGTATCAGGAACATCGTCATCGGGGGATAAACTGGCCAAAGAGGGATGCCACAGATCCAGAATTTCCCACGACCCCGTTCTTTCGTCGTAACGCGCCGCCCAATGTTTCGCCTGCTGCTTGAGAAGATCGCCCATCTGTTCGAACGGACTCATTTTGTACCTCCTTTGCAAGTAGAAATTCTAACCGACAATCTAAACAATAACCGCCTGTCGCGTCGTTCGGATTCCAAGCGTTGGCTCCGTTCTTGCGAAAAACAATCCCACTACCCCCACACTGAGGACAACGTGGAACTCTTCTAGAAGAGCGCAGGCCACCGGGTGTGTGAGGAGCATTAAAGGCAGGGAAGATATTGCCTATCTCGATAGGACCACCACCATAGACCTGTTCGTAAGCTAAAATTGCTAGAGCAACACTCCAAAACGCCTCGCCATGGCCCATTGGGGATTCGGGAGATTGTAAATCACTACTAAGACAGACAATTTGGCTGACGAAACGAACCTCACTATCCAGCTCGATTGTCTTTTCCGAAACCCTCTTACCAAAGAAAGTCGCCATCTCCTTTCGGACTCGACCGGACATCACCGTGGGAACACACTCAGAAACTAATCCACGCTCTTCGAGCTCCGCGCGAGTGTTGTCGTATAACAATCTTCTAATCTTAAAGTTTTCGACAGCGGAGTTCATCCGTCTGACCTGCTCGCCGTAATCAACGTGATCGTGAAAAGATTGATGAATCATCTTTAAGCTACCATCCTTTCGAGGAATTAACACTGCGAGATGTGAAGGATGCCGCTTCTTTCCGACGTCGTATCCCGCGAAAGTCTCTTCCATCTCCCCTTCGGAAGGGCTATAAGGGACATAAAGGGAGTGATTCATGATGTCACTTAAAATAGGAGCAAGCTCTTCTCTTGTAAAGAACGCCGCAACTTCCATTGCGGGAACTAGAAGAAATTCCGTTTGGAAAGAATTCCAATCTGATTTCGCCTTCTCTCCAAGCCACTTTTTATCATATTGTTCCCATAGAACCTCGTGCTCTCCATAAACCGTTGCAAGCTCCTCGTCGTCACTTGGTCTTAGTGCAGGAAGGAAACGCCAAATAAATTGAGAATCCTTTCGAAGCTTCAGAAGAATATCCTGAGCATGCATCGGGGTTCCAAAGAGTAGCATGGGAATCCCTTTGTTTGGGATATTCGCAATCTCGGCGCGGATATGCCGCTCGACAACCAACAATTGCGATAGATTCAGAGGGTTCTGCGGATCTCTCAAAACGTCATCGACGATTACAGCGCCATCCACGTGCGTTCCACGTTTGAAGGATAACACTCCCCCCGAAAGTACTTGTGCCACTCCAGAACCCTGGACAGCGTAACGACACGTCGCTAAGGAGCGCGCGGTCAAATCTCGCATTAACTTCGATAATTTAGGATTCTCACGGATAACTCTTTTAATCTCGGCTAAATGGTAACGAGCCATCCCGTCCTTAAAAGATAAATAAAGAACCTTCCCGTTCTTAAGAGTTGCCATTCTCCAAGTCGACACCGCATATCCCCCAATTGTCGACTTGAGGTGATAGCGAGGCAGTACCGCAGCATAGTTCTTTCCTTCCTTAAAAGCACGTGTGATATCGTCGATAAGCAAGTCGACGTGCCAGGTATCGAAGTCCTTATCCGGGTACGAGAGTGTGAAGATATCCCAGAAGAAGTCTTTGAAGGGCATTCCTAAATAAGGATTGGTACCCGGTGTAGACTCCTCCAAGCTACTCGCTAGGACATCAAAAGCGTTTTCTACCGTAATAGTCGAATCACTCATTCAATCGTCTCTGAAGCCAAGCCAGAACTTCTCGCTTAGGCATCCCGTCTTTTGCGCAAGGTAATCCTCGAATAAAGAAGTCGATATCTTTCCAACCTACGGCGTATTGGAGGTACCAGCGGCTTTTCAAAGGATCGTGGCGATAAGGTGTTTTGTCATACCCAAGAACACCATAGATAGCCATAGAACGTTCCACGCAAGAAAAACATTCACCGCAACCTCCCGTCGCTTGAATCCCTTCACCAAGATAAGAGTAAATCCCTGGTTTAGTCCCCAAGAACCAACGCTGGCACGAAACCGTCTCCCACAACCAATCTTCACCCAAAGCGTCAACACCGAGGCGGACACGACTTCGTCGGTCGTTCATGGGAAATGTCCCATTCGCAAAATCCTTAAACGTCCACAGTTTCCACCCAGGCTTTTGCTTATGAAGATAATCCTGCAAAAAATCTGGGGAGTGGTCGCCTGCACCCATCTGTGCAAACCATCCATGAATCCACCAATCCCCGGATGCTCCCGCGGGAACAACACCTAGCATGATACCCTCGACATCCTTGTCTCCATCATACAGGCGAACCACAGCATCGAGGAAGATTTGATTTCGATATTCCGTCCTCCCTCGCGAAACTCTTATCTCAGGACTGTTATACTGCTGAGGAGGAAGAACATTAGGGAACTTATCTTTAACAAGATTATAAACTTTCACATTCGAACCATGCTCCCGCTGCCAATACGCTCCTGAGTTCCGACTGCAAAAATAAAGCTGATCGAAAGTTGTTTCGGGATACTTTTTCGCAAGTGCGTACATAAGTGCGGGTGAGTCTACTCCGCCCGAGACGAGTGCGATTACTTTAGACATCCAACGCCTTGCTCTCGAGAAACTCAATCAACTTTGTTTCATCTTCGAGTGATAGATGATCGAGAAAATCCCGTAGTCTACGAGGGTATTCGACCTCTTGATCTTCCGCTTCCCCAGTATCAATCTTGAAAATCGACTTTAACTGCGCAACGGATAACGTATCAGTACTTTGTGCATTCGCTAGTTGGCACGTTAACTTCCAGAAGTCATTCTTTGTATGTAAGAAAAAGATCTTGGAATCCTGATGAAGCGTGAGCCAAGAGTGGAGAACTCCCGCTAACTCTCTCTGAGGCTGCTCATCTTTTAGATCGGGGACCGTTCCATCAAGGCCTTGGTAGTCCTCAGGGGGAACAAACTTATAGCCATCCGGATAAAGCACCAGCGACTTCGAAAGGTGCCAAATCTCAAACTGCTTCGTATGCGCTCTGATAGTCCTAAGATCAGAATGCTCTTTGATATCTCGAACAACGAGAATCTGCTTTCCCACCCGGGCAGCAAACAACGCGGCAATCCACTGCTGCAACTTAGGATGCATCTTTCTCCCCCTTTTCTTTAAGAACTATCTGTCTTACCCTTTCTCCGGAGATACCGAAGTGTTGACCAATAACCTTAAGCTTCATCTTCTTATTTTTCCGCATATCTAGAAGCTCCTCGAGCTTCTTCGGGTTCTGCCGGATCCCTTCATTTCGGGACATAACTACTCACCTCCTTGAAACGTTTGTTTTGATAACTCACGCAAACGAAAAGCGATTTGCCGCCGGATCTGTTCATCACTTACCTCCTCGAGGATAATCTCGAAAACCGCCTTAACAAAGTTCATAGAAATAAGTTCACGAAGCGTTCCCCGCTGTCCTTGAATCCCCGTATGCAAAATACTTGCGGCTTCACCCGCTGAGCGAATAGGCACCTTTTTATCCTTAATCCCCGCAGCACCCTTCTTAATCATCTCTTGGTAGAGTTCTGTGTGCTGCTCGAGTAATTTAACAGCATCACCCTTCTGCTTCTCTACAACCTGAGTACTAACGGCATGACGGAGGTTATCCCAAGTACTCCCTTCCTCGTCAACAGCTGTCGCCCAGCGACGAATTGTCTCGGCGTTACAACGAGCTTTAGGGTATTGCCGCTTAACAAGTTTTGCAGTATCACTATACGAATGCCCCTGGATGTACAAACCACGGGCAAACAGCTTTATCTCCACAGGGTACGCTAGATTGCTCATACATTTATATTATAACGTATCTACTTATAATTTTCAAGACTACCAAGAAGGGCCATGCTCCTGATTTTTAAGGATCCGCCCTCCTTTGATACTATCTGGGTACGGAAGATGAATCCTCCAATCCTTCCGACGAGCGTAGTTCTTACACTCGGGTAAAACGTATTTAACCTTAGCACCTACGTACGTCTCTATCACGCGAACTTTGATCCCGATAGCTTCCCTCGAACAGAAACCAGCAAACCCCTTGTCCCAATCAACCGGAGCGCGACCGGGAGGGTGTTGAGGGCCATTTTCGAAGAAAGTCAGGTGTAAACAATCTTTGTGATCACAAAAAACAATCGTTCCCTTGGGTTCACTCACTCTTTACCTCCTACCGCATCAATTCGCAACTCGATTTCACCTCGCTTAATCATCAAGAGAAGCCTCACAGCTAATCGACAAGCCGCGTAATAGTCTTCGTTAAAAGTAGTTACACCGTTAGCCGAGCTATTTAGTACCTCAATAGCTTTATTCAAATCAAGCTCAGCCACTCTTACTCTCCAGTAGTTTCTGCCCAGCAACCGCCATCGCCGCAGAATCCGCGAAATGTGTATCTGAAATAATCTCCCCGTATTTCGTTTTCATCAGCTCGAAGACCTCTTGCTTCGTTAGCTTCGCGAAACCAAAGGTTAACTTCTTCCACGCTGTAACTCCTAGGATTTCGTATTTACAACTCTCTTTCTCACAAGCAAGCCTTATCAAAGTATGAACCTGTGCAAGCTTAAAGGATGTCTTAGGATTTTGAATGTAAATCGGCGCTTCGACGATAACTAGATCCGCGGGATGCGCTCGCAGAACTACCTGAATTCCCACCACGACGTCAAAAAGGGTATCACCGACGTGATATCGATAGAAAGAAAGCTCTTCCTCCTCGAGAACAGCAAAGTGAACAGCGTGGCTATCGTAATCAATCCCAATCGTTCTCATTTTCGCATCCTTTCCATTGTCGCGAAATACTCACGCAGACAGTTGCCACACCAGCGACAGCCTGAAACCCCCTTCTCTCCCTCGATCTTCCCACAGGAGTACACCCAGCGGTTGTATTTATACCTCGCCATTACTAGCTCCCAGGCCCCCGTAGTAATCGCCCAATAAGAGTTTAGTGTCCTCTTTCTAAAGATGTAGTACGGTTCAAAACCGGAGTGAACGGGAGTAGTGAAATACGCCATAAAAGTGAGAACACAAGGCACCTCACGTATCGAGTAGTAGTCA